AGCTATATGATGAATTAGAATTAAAAGATGCTCCAGATATTTATATTTATGAAGATGAATGTGGATATGAACCACAAGGAGTTTTTACTGAATATGATTCTTTGAAAGAAGCAATGGAAGAAAATCCTAGATCAAGAGTAAGTAGATATCCAAGTAAAAATATGAAATATGAGTTTTGATATATTAAATGCAGAAGTTAACAAAGGATTGGCAGGTAAGAATCAAGGAATCCCTATGGGGTTTGATAGACTTACTAGGTATGTAGGTATTCGTAAGAGTATGTATTATTTGATAGGCGGTAACACTGGTTCAGGTAAGACATCTTTTATTGATGATGCATTTGTTCTTAATCCTGTTGATTGGGCTCTTTCTAAAGAAGGACAAGCTTCAGGAATTAAAGTGAAGGTGTGGTATAGATCTATGGAAAGAAGTAGAGCTTATAAAATGGCTAAATGGATGTCTAGAAAGATATTTGTAGACCAAGGCATTCTTATACCTGTAGGAAAATTACTTGGCTGGAAAGAAGTGATGACTAAAGATGAACATGATTTGTATTTACATTACGAAGATTATATGAATGAATTATGTGAAATAGTTACAATCATTGATGGACCAGAGAATCCTGTAGGTATAGCTAAAGAATTAAAAGCTTATGCTCTTCAAAGAGGAAAAATAGAACAAATGGATGAATGGAACAAAATATACGTTCCAAAGGACCCAAATGAGATTACTCTTGATGTAATTGATCATATTGGACTATTAAAAACAACAACAGCGCAACCAACTAAGAAAGATGCTATAGATAAAATGTCTGATGAGTTGAGATATGCTAGAGATTTTTATGGGCATAGTCCTGTTGTAGTTTCACAGTTTAATAGAAGTATATCCAATCCTACTAGGATAAAGAATGGTGATGTAGAACCTCAACTAGAAGATTTTGCAGATAGTTCATCAACACAAAATGATGCTGATGTTGTTATGGCATTATTTGATCCTATTAGATATAAAGTAGCAGATCCTTCTGGATATAACTTAGACAAATTAGTAGACTCTTATGGAGCTAAATATTTCAGAAGTCTTAGGGTGATTAAAAATTCTTATGGAGAAGACGATATTAGAATTGGTCTTGGTTTCTTAGGATCTATAGGTATGTTTAAAGAGCTTCCCAGAAAGAAAGACATTACAGACAGTGATTATGAATCTATTATTAATAAATCTTATTTTCTTAGATAATGGCAAAAATAAATAACTACAGGTTTCAACAGCAACAAAAAGCTAAACAAGAGCATCAGAAAATAAAAAAGATTAAAAAAGAGGCTAAGAAAATGCCTATTAGTGCTTCTGAAGAACTTGATTACATTAAGAGGCTGTTGAATGGTGAAGAAGTTGAAGACTTTGGACCTAAAGAAGTTGAATATATTGAATATGATAGAATATCTGCTATTGAATATTGGTCAGCTGGTGTTCAACCATCAGCTAGATCAGCTTGGGCAAAACTAACTCATGCATCAATGCCCTCAGCTTCAAACATAAGTCTTTCAGAATTCATACAACTAATGAGTGGTAAAGGATATTATAAATAGAAATTATGACAATAAGAGACAAAAGGCAGAAAGAGTTTGCTGACACATGGTTAAAGCATGGTAAGTATGGAATTCTAAATCTATGTCCAAGGTTTGGTAAAATTAGAACTAGTATTCTAGCTCTAGAACAACTAAAACCTAAAAGCATATTAATTGCTTATCCGGATAACAAGATTAAAGAATCTTGGGAAGCTGATTTTAGAGCTAGTGGTTTTGATGACAGCATCGTCACATACACTACACATTTATCATTAAAAAAGTTAGTAGATAACGAGTATGATATTATTATTATAGATGAGATACATCTTTTGTCTGAAGCTCAGATAGAAGCATGTAAAGATCTGTTTAGTAATAATTCTTGTATCCTAGGTTTAACTGGTACATTATCCAGTTGGACAGAACGAACTCTTGAAGAAGAATTAGATCTTCAAGTAATAGCTACTTATACAATTGAAAAAGCAATTGAAGAAGGAGTTATTGTTGATTATGAAATACATGTTATTAAAGTGCCATTAGATAATGTTACAATGCAGAATTACAAAGGAAAGATGAAGACTGAAAAAAAACAGTTTGATGCTCTAACCTGGGTGATTAATAAACTGCAAAATAGTGGATCTGATACAATGTTTATGCGTCTTGCTAGAATGAGACTAATCCAATCTTCATTAGCCAAAGTAAAAGCAACAAGAGCGTTGCTAGAGAAACATGCTGATGAGAGAGTGTTAGTGTTTTGTGGTGTTACCAAAATAGCTGACAGCCTAGGAATTCCTTCCTATCATAGTAAGTCTACTGAGAAACAACTCTTTGAAGATTTTGCTGAAGGTAAAGGTAATCACCTAGCTGTTGTGAAGATTGGTAATACAGGTGTAACGTATAAGCCTCTTGATAAGGTGATAATAAACTATTTCGATAGTAATGCAGAGAATCTAGCACAAAAGATTATGCGTTGTACAGCATTTGAATATGATAATGAATCTAAAAAGGCTCAAATTTACATAATTTCAACAAATGAACCTGTGGAACAAAAATGGCTAAATAAAGCATTAGATTTGTTTGATAAAGATAAAATATTTTACTCATGATTTCATGCATCTATACAATAACCAATAAAGTAAATGGTAAAATTTATGTAGGAAAAACTAATAATTTCTTATATAGAATGTCTAAACATAAGTACACTTTAAGAAATAATATTTATATAAATGAACATCTTCAACGTGCTTTTAATAAATATGGAGAAGAATCATTTGATTTTGAAATTCTTGAAGAATGTAAAGAAGAATATTTATACTCCCAAGAGCATTATTGGTGTAATATGTTAGATGCATTTAACTATGACAAAGGTTACAATATGAAACCTACACATCCATTGAATAAATCTGGAAATAGTGTAGAAGCACTTGAAAAAGTTAAAAAAGCCTTAACTGGTAAAAAATTATCTCCAGAACACAAACTAAAGTTATCTTTAGCAAAACAAGGTAGAAAATTATCAGATGAAACAAAGTTAAAAATGTCTCAAGCTAGTAAAGGCAATAAGAAATCTGAAGAACATAAAAAAAGAATCTCAGAGTCTAAAAAAGGAGACAAAAATCCTAATTTTGGTAAAATTCCTTGGAATAAAAAGATATAATTAAAAAAATTATTCGTATCTTTATACAACTTAAAACTAATATTAATAATTAAAGCAAGTAAAACAATGGCAAGTAAATTAGTAGGGATTGTTGGTGCAACTGGTACAGGTAAATCTACCGCTATCAAACATCTAAATCCAGAAGAAACGTACATTATTAACGTTGCAAAGAAAGAGCTTCCTTTTAAGGGATCTGAAAAACTTTACAACGTAGAAAACAAGAATTACAAAGAAATAGAAGATGCTAACGAGATTTCTCGTTTGTTAAAAACTATTTCTGAGAAAGCTCCTCACATCAAGAACATCATTATTGAAGACTCTAATTACATTATGGGATTCAATATGGTAAACAAAGCTACAGAAACAGGATTTACAAAGTTTAGTCTTATGGCTAAAGACATGGTAGATCTATTTAGAACAGCTAGACAATTGAGAGATGACATCACTGTATTCTATCTTACTCACCCAGAAACTATTGAAGATGGTGGAGAGATTATTGGATACAAGATCAAAACTGCAGGTAAACTTATTGATAACCAAGTGTTATTAGAAGGATTGTTAACTGTATGTCTTTACACTCTTGTAGAAGAGAACAAAGATGGAACAGCTAGTTATCAGTTTGTAACCAATCGTTATAGAAAGATGCCTGCAAAGAGTCCAGATGGTATGTTTGCAGAAACAAAAATACCTAACGATTTACAACTAGTAGTTGACACATTAAATCAGTATTATAACTAAAAACCAAAAATTATGAATGAAAACGCAGTACAAAGTAATCCAGAACCAGCATTAGGATTATCAGAGATTCAAGTTACAAAGGAGTACAGACCATCAAGAACAGAATGTCTTAGAAATCATAGTATCAATATTGACTTCTTATCAATGGGATGTATTGTTAGAGTGGGATGTATGTCTATTCCTTTCCAATTTGTGAATGATGCTATGGATGCAATAAATGCATATGTACAAAATCCATATGAAGAAAGAAAAAGATGGGAGAAATTAATCGAAGAAAAAAATAACTAAATAAATTAAATTAAAATGAGTAGTATCGGAGGAAAAAAAAGAGAAAACACAGGAAGTGGAGAATCAACACGTAAAGTGGGATTATTTGAAGCAAATGTAATTGCTATTAATCCAACAATTGAAGAATACAAAGATAAACTTGGTATTGAATTAAAAGAAGACAGTAAAGCTGCGGAGTATTTAGGTGAGACTAAAGATGGAAACAACTATTTACGTGTAGATGTTTGGTTACAAAAAGTTAATTCTGATGACAAGTTCAAAACATCATTCTTTTTAGAAGATAAAGAACGTGAAAATAAAGATGGTACAAAAAAACAATACATCAACTCTATTGGTATGTGTTCTTGGGCTGCAGATGAGAATGACTTAGCTGAATGGTTTACTAAAGGAAGAGATTTCAGAGTAGCATATACAGGTGAAGAAGATCTTTACAATTTCATGCGTACATGGTTGGCTGATCTTGACTATCGTGATTCAGAAACTGTTCTACAATTAGAATGGAAGAAGCTGATGCGTGGTAATATAAAAGATTTGAAAGATCAAATCGATGGTGAGTGGTGTAAGTCTGTTGTAGCTCTTGCAACTGTAATTGTTAAAGAAAGAGATGGAGAGTCTAAAGAATATCAAGGAATTTATAATAAAACTTTCTTAGGTGGTTATACTTTAAAACAATTTAGACTTATTGATTACGATAATAAAAAAGTGCAAGAAAGTCTTAAAAACAAAAAAATTAAAGATTTAAAACCTCATGAAAAATTTGTAGTAAACGTTATAGGAGAATATGGTTGTAAAGATTATTACATACTAAAAGACATCCAGGACTATAACTCAGCTGATAATTTAGTTGCTTCTGATGCATATATATCTGATGAGGGTGATGATTATTAATTGAATTAATTATTGATAATAGGCCTCATCAGAAATGGTGAGGCTTTTTTATTTTAAAGCTATGATAAGAGGAAGAAAAAGAGTAAAATTGACACCTGATAGCATACTAGACAAGATATCTGAATATGATATTTATAAAATGTATATGCCTCATCAGAATTGGAAAATAAATGTAGTTACTTATTCTCCCTTTAGAAATGAAAA